AACACATGAGCGCGACAACTCCGGATGAAGCCCGGCTTAAAGTCCATGATTTGCTGGTCGATATTCTTGTTTCCCTGGCGGTCGACGACGAAACGACCGACGAAGAAATCACTGCTTTTGAAGAAGATATGGCAGGTGTGGCTAATTTAGTGCTTGATTCGCTTGGGTTTAAGGTTACATCTGTGGACAACGAAGAAGGAACCAGATTTACAGCAGCAATCGAAATCATCGAGGGGGATCCGCTGGAGGCAGCAGATCTGATCTAAAACGCCGGCTGTTCGACAGTCCCGTCTTTGGCCAATACTTCCGCAATTGCGCGAGCAATGTATTTCTGGGAGAGTTTAAAGGTTTCATGGTGAAGATCGGATATTGCGGTGGTGTTCATCACTTTGTCCCACATGTGTTCGTCAAAAATATTGTGTTTTGCCATCAGCATTTCGTCTATATCTCGGCGTTCGGCAAGCAACTCCACATCCCAATGGTGTCGGCGTTGGAGGTAGGAAACGATATGTGATGCGGCGACATCATCATCGGCTATCTCTCGGTATAACTCATCTAACACCTCGGTGGTAAAACTCATTAATTTGTCTTCTTTCTCTAAAGCATTCTGAACAAACTCAGATAACTCTCTCAATAAATCTTTCGGGATGTTTGTGAGGGGTAACTCTATCTTTTTACCTATGAAATCGTCCCATAAACTGTCGCCCATAAAACAAGAATACCACCCCAGCGTCGGGGTGGTATTCAAGTCTCATCGAGGGGATGTGAGATTTATGCGAGTTGCAACACTGCTTGCTGTGCGGTGATCTTTGCTTTGTTTACCCACGAATTTTCTTCAATGGTTGCCAATGCTCGGTCATTTGCATCGCCTTTACGGTGATGATCAAGATATTCAACGACTGAGTTATAGATACTCCATCCGTTGAAACCATAACCACCGGCATTCTTTTGGGAACCATACAACGCTCGGATAGTCCCCGTGATTTCCTCACGGTTGCGTCGCTGAGGATCGGTTTCAGATTTTTTGACTGGGAATACTGTGTTAAGAACCTTATCTATCCGCTGTGATACCTGAGGGACAGGAATCGCCAACATTTGTTCTGCCATAATCTTGAACGATTTTGCCCACTCGGTAGAGATTTGTAACGCCTCTTGTGCTGTGTTGAGGTATTCATCTGCATTACGGGTGTGTCGTGCGGTGAATAGACGCTCTGCATCCTTGATACCCATAACTACAGTATTTTGACATACTGCCCGAACATCGGTGTTTGCATATCGAATCGGCCAAAAACCATCGTGTCCGTGAGACACAACCAAGTAACGCGCAATCTTGTCGTTCACGCCCGTTGGGTCAATTACTAGAGTCCCCAAGTCAATGCCTGCGAAGAATCGTGCTCCACCCTTGAGGACACCACAAGTGTCAATAACCGCATCGCCCTTTGACGCACCCACAACTGCCATTGCTCGTTCAAGAACTTCTCGGTTCTGGCGAACTTCGTAACGGGTGCCTACGGTTGCGAACGGAGAGAACGAACCATCTTCGTTCATTCTTACAGTTGCCCTGTCGTCCTGTAGGACTACGGGTGTGCCGTCAGGGTTCCTGATGATGTTTCCTTCGTCGTCCACTACTGCGATCTTGGTGAGTAACACTTGGTAGTCCGCTTGTGCCGCTTCCAACATTGCGTCAATGGTTTGAAGCCCGTTCATTGACTTACCGAGTTTGTGCCACGGCGTTTGGTTGCCTGCATACGCAAACCGTGCTGTTCCATCTCTGTTTATCTCAATATTCGCTGCCATCAGATACCTCCTGGGTGTCTGTTTAGTTTATACACAATAGTTTATATGAGGAGGATTGATTATGCAACTACCAAAACAAAGGAATTTGGCTTATTTACAGCCTTTTGCCGTCGGGTTCCAAGAGCATACATCCCACGGGCTCCAGCCCGAATAGTCGTAAAGGAGTTTCCCTGCCCTGAGATTGGTGACCGCATCAAGCAATGGTTCCTGGGTGCAGATTTTTAGATCCCGGCAAACAGCCGCCCATTTGTTCCTGCTCATATCGTAATTCACGCCATTGATTTGCAGTAGTCCCGTGTCAGATCGGTGATTCCGTTCGGAGACGCCTGTGATGTTGCAGTTCTTATCAACCATGTCTCCGCCTTTACGGTTCGGGCATCCGCCCGATTCGCGAAGAATGATTTCGCCTAACTTTTTGAAATGTTCAGGTTGCCATCCGGCTTTCGTAGCCAGTTCGGGCAACCAACTGATGTCTCCGTGCGTGAAAACGACTGGTTTTACAGGGTTTTCTACACGGTCTACCCGAAGGATACTCAGGGGGGCTAGGGCAACAAATTGCTTCTTGGAAGAGTCATCGGGTGCTGATGCTCTGGCGACAGGAGCCAGAAAAGTCAGGGTATAAATAGTAAGTATCAGAAATGTTGCTTTGCGTATCAAAAGATTGTCCTTCAGTTATGGGATAGGTCTCGGGTCTCTTGTGCCCGTCTATGTCAAGTATTCTTATATCTCTATTATAGCAAATGGGTGTCCCAACAAGCAAACATTAGGTGAACTCCTTGCTGGTTAAGGGTTTTGTGTGCTTTTTAATCCTCGCTGTGCAAACAAGCCGACAATCATTTGCCCGACTGATTCCTCCCTTGGATCAACCATTCCACCCTCTGTTGCTGCATTGACCACTCCGCGTTTCCGGCTTATCAAGTTATAAATCTCCTCATCGACGGTTCCTTCGCATAATAAATAAGTTGCAGTTACGGAGCCCCGTTGACCCAACCGATGGCAGCGGCTATACGTCTGGTCTACGTCTGCTGGTGTCCATGGAAGTTCAACAAACAACACGTCCTGGGATGCGGTCAAAGTATGCCCGGTTTTAGCGGCTTGGATCGACAGAACGATTACCGGCGCATCTTCGATCGACATATCTTGGAAACGGGACTTTGCATCTTCGACCTCCGAAACCAGCATTCCTCCCTGGATTTTAAGCCCCCCAAATTTGTTGGCGAGTTCGTCGACGATTTCCCGGTGGTGTGCTGCAACCACGACTTTCAAGCCTGCGTCTCGGTGAGATTCAATAAACTCCACAACTGAGTCCATTTTTGCCTTCGCAGCCAGACGGCGCAACACAGAAATACGAACTAAGTGTTCGTTCGATTCGGCTTTGATGCGCGCAACAACGGCTGCTGACCCAGGTGATTTACCAATCTCGACGGCAATTTGTTTGGCTCGTTCGACTAAATACTCTACGATGTCCCGTTCCGCTTTTTGATACTCGACCATCTGTGTTGGGCTGCCGGAAACAACAATGTTCGCGTGTCGAACAGGTGGTAAATCTTTTAAAACCTGGTCTTTGGTTCTTCGTATATAACAGTTCCCACGCAACCTTTCATTAAGTTCATCAAGGTTGGAATTGCCGCTTATGTTCCATTGACCAAATCTGTCCCTAAAAGCACCGCAATACCGTCGGTAAAAACCCCAAAGTCCACCGAATGTGTTGAGTTTTCCCAGAACGTCGAGTTGGCTCGCGTATTCAGCCGGGCGATTGGTTACCGGTGTGCCGGTTAGACACAAAATGATGCCATCTAACGGCAATTTTTACGGCCGTTTTGGTGCGCTGTGACGTTGGTGTTTTAACGTAATGCGATTCGTCGAAAATGTAACTCCGGAACCCCTCCAACTGTTTTCTCCAATGAGAAATGTTGGAATATCCAATAACAAGGACATCAAAGTCTCTATGTTCAGGGAAAGTCTTTCGGTCTGTAACCGTTACGATTTGCCTTTCAGGCAACCACTTTCCGTATTCTTTTTGCCAGTTTAAAACCAGATTCGGTGGGCAAACAACCAACGCAGGATACGAGTTCGGTGTGTTTTCTTTACCCAATCCCATGTCGTCGGCAATGAAGCAGCGTTTGGCCCGGCTGGCATAAACAACGCCGGCTTTCTGGTATGGAAGAAGTGGTAGTCCCGATACTTCCAAATCGGCTTCGGTCGATCGTGATTGCCGGACCGACGCGTCATGTGTTTCTTTTAGTTGGGCTGCGAGTTGGCTTAAGTTGCTGGGAACTCCTTGGTTAAACTTATCTGCCCACTCAATGCACTCGGCGATACTTGCGACGGGTGCTCTCCACGCCATAGTTTTTGCGTGCCAAGTTACGCTCGGTATCTGTTTGACGGCTTTTACTTTTACAGGGTCATAGGCGAATGACATATAAATAAAGTCGGCTTCAAGAGTTACGCCGAAAGTTGGATTAAGTTTCTCGGGTAGGTCGAATGTTAAGACTTGTGGGTCTATGGTGAACCCGTTATGCATAGCGAACTCTCGGGCTTCCACGATTGAACTCATCGGGATACGCCAAACCTTGGCTACCTTATCCCATTTAGCACCGTGTATCGCTTTTATTTGTTCTACTTCGTCTCGGTCATAGGGCGAGGTAGAAATTAAGTCGTCATCGGCTAGGTATAAATGTTTATCTGACACTCACCCAGTTTAGTCGCACTCCTCGATTACTTGCCCACCGTCGGTAAGTCGTAACTCACAATTCTCGTGCTCGGGTAGGTAAATGTTCTGCCCTATTTGGATATTTGTTCCATAGGTGTCTACGAGGTTGTCGGTTACTCGTTGAATGTCGCCTTCGCACTTGCTCTCTGCTATTCCCCATAGGGTGTCGCCTTGCTGAACAGTGTGAGGTGCTAGTTCGCAATTAAAGTTGTTGCTAGTTTTCTCGCCGATAACGAACGCCGCCGTTACCCCAATAATTGCCGTTGCTAACAATAAGGTGCTTTTAAAATTCCGGTTCATTACGCACCCACCTTTTCGAATGGACACTCGGCAACCTCGCTGAATACTCGCTCATAGAGTTCACGCCCTGCCTGCCAGTCTTGCCAGTTGCCGTCAGATGAGATAGAGACACAAGAGCCGTAGATATGCTTGGCTCGTATGAGTATCGCCGTAACTACGGCATCATAAGGTTTGTAGGCAGTCTTACAGAAACTAAAGAACTCGGGTTCACCTTCACGATGCTTAGGGTGAGTTGGAATGCCTGCCCAGTAAAAAGTCTCGTGCGCTAAGTCTCGCCCGTCTTCACTAAAGCCCTCAGCGTCGCCGTTTATGGAAAAACTGAACTCCGTGAACTCAGGTTCGCCTAAGCCCTCGCCATTACGAATACGAATACCGTTGGCGTTTGCGTAGTCGCATAGTTTCTTAGCGTCTAATGCTAACTTGCCATAGAAATAGGCAGAGCCTGCGTTCTTAACTGGTCGACAGGCGTAGTGTGTGTATCCCATTACGCACCTACCTTGTATGTGTCTTTTAATTCGCCTACGCTGCGAACTTGAACTTCTTTAAAATACTCACGCAATCTTTTTGCAAAAAAATCTGCTGACTGTAACGCGTTTACTCCGTCAAAGATTGACCACTCGCACTGTTGGTAGTAACCGTCTTTGAACGCTATGTCATTGACATCTTTTGGGTCAGTTGCCAAGACTATATATTTTGTATATTCGCTCATCTAATTTCTCCTTGTTGTCTAGGTTTATATAACAATATAAGTATATGGGCTGGGTGTTACAAAGTCAAATACCCCTACGCATCTCTGCGACTATGTCGGGTATCCCTAACTCTTTTGGTGATACTTGCCAGTCGGGGGCTTTACGGTAAATTGTGTTCCACTTCTCTAGGTAATACGAATACAAAACCGAACCAACTGGGAAAGTCCAAAACTTCTCCGTTCGATACATCAAATGAATTGGGTGCGGCTTCGGGTCCCGGTTGTGAACTTCCATATCCGAAAACGGGACTATCAGGGTTTCATCAACGAACATATTGCGTTCGGGTCTAGAAAACTGGATCGCGGTTGGATCAAAAAAATAGTTCTTCGTCTGGATTACGATGTGTCCGCCAAACCCTTTACCGGGTGATGCGCTTGAACAATGAACCTGCCATGCATCGGCGGGCAGCCGATTCACCGGAACTCCAAAAAGTTCCCAACCTCTTCGATTGAATACGGTAGTCCCGATGGGAATCACCTTGTGCTCCACCCCCATCTTGACCAATATCTGATGCGCGAAGTTACAGCCCAGGATACATGAATCTTTTCGAACGTCGTTTTTGGTGCGCCAAGAAACCCATTGTTTACTTACTTCATTTAATATTTCTATTTCAGTTGGAATCATAAAACTCCGGTCTAGTATCTTTTAAGTATAACTGGGATCTCAATAAATAGCAAGTCTTTTAAATGTGTAGTCCCGAGGTG